GAGTCTGATGAATAATTTTCTTCCGCAGGTAAAAGTTGAAGATTTGTATAATGAAAACATTCCCTTTGCTGTTCAACATTACTCATATCGAATGCCGCACGTGGTCGATATGAGCATTCTTGTAATCCTTTTCAGGGCGTTTGGTACTTTCTAAATGTTTTCTCAACGTCTCACCGTCGCATCCTAAGAGTTGTTTACTTTTGCATTCTCGGCCACGACCATTAAAAGCGTGCCACATACGTTTTCTGCAAAGTTCTAGATAGTACGCGGCAGTTTTTTCTTCTCTGTTCTTTCTACGTCGAATAGGTCTACATTTTCTATTTGACTCTGAACATTGTTTTAAAACTTTCGTGCGATGTTCTTCGTCAGTATTGTATCGTTCGCGCCTTTTTTCATTTATAGAAATTGCATTTTCACGCCAGTGGTTCCGTGTACGCGTTTTTATGCGTTCATCATTCTTTTCATAATATGACCTATGACGCGATGAAATAGTGTCAGCGTTTCGCGAAGCATAGTTTTTCATGTATTCCGCTCGACACGATTTGCATTGATTTAGATGTCCGTCACGCATGTCTTTATGTTTGCCAAATTCACCGAGTTCTTTGTTCACGTTGCACGTCGTGCACGTCTTCATTAAATATTAACATAGTTATGTATCTTAATATTTAAGTTTAAGTTTAATATTATAATTATTGTAGCCACGCATCTCTTACTTAGTTGGAGAAAGCACGGTTAATCCCAAAGGTTTCCCAGTGGGCCAGATCGTACCTTAAGCATCATCGGGATGACTAATCCTTCATTTGACACCGACACCTTAGCGATCGTTGAAACGGAACCATATTCATTGTCATAGCGAATTTAGGTTCTCGCCTGCGGATTATCCAATCTCTAACGTTTTTACCATTGGGTTCGGTCATTAACCGAGTTCCCCTCACGAGTTTCCAAGTGAGGGTGGTAGTTAGAGCTCTAAGGAACTTCCCGCAACCAGGTTGTCTCGCCTGCACATTACAGACTAGCAGGACAAACGCTTTTAACGCCTGCTTTTTGGCCCTGTTCTCATCTCTTAAGAGCTGAAGCTAAGGCCACCCATACCGGATTGCACACGGAGAACGTTGTAGTTCGTCGCGAACAAGTGCATCGTCGTGGAAGAGGACGCCGAAGCCTTGAGCTTGATAGACACTTGCGCGTTATCAATGCGCGAGAAGTTGCACGTACCGGACGGTTGGTGTTCTTCCGGGCGGAGGGCGAACGAGTACGAGTACACACCCGGCATCGGGGAGCCAGAGTGGTAGGTGTACGGTTGCACTTGGTTGAAGTACTTACCACCTTGGGCCTTCATGCGGTCTTGGCCGTTGAGGATGAGCTTGAACTCTTCAAGCGGACCGACGGAGCGCGTCGCGGAGACGGCGCCATCTTCAGAGACCGTGCAGTTGGTGTATTCGCTGCCAATGGCGAGGAGCGGGGCACCAGTGCCGTAGGAGACCGGAACGAACACGTTGGAGTTCGCGCCTTGAGCAGCCAAGAGCGGGTCGGATTCGAGGACAACACCATCTTCCAACAAGTTGGAGGTGAAGTTCCACATGGACGCGTTGGAGACGGAGCCGTTGTTGAAACCGAAAATGAGTTCCTTCACCGGGTGGTTGAAGGAGAGGCGAACTTGCTTCGTGTTGCCAGCCTCAACGGTGTCGGTGCCAGTGTGTTGGACTTGTTCGATGAGGTATTCGTGGCTCTTTTGCGCGAAGCGGCGGCGTTCCTCGGTGTCAAGGAAGTGGTAGTTGGCCCAGCACTTGAAAGTGGAGCCATCGGTGTAGTGGGAGAACTCGGAGCTGAGGTCCACGTCGACGCGCGCTTCGTGGTATTGCAACGCGATCAACGGAAGCGACAAGCCCGGGTGGCGGTTGAACCAGAAGATGAGCGGCAAGTAGATGGCACCGTTTTGGGTGTTGGACGTCATCTTCGCGTAGTCAGCCTTCTTGGCTTCGGTGTGGTAGAGGTTGTCATACAAACGCCACCACTTTTGGAATTGGCGGTCAATGCGCTGGCCACCGATGGAGATTTCGATGTCCTTGACGGCACGTTCCGCGGCGAAGATGGCAGAAGCACCCTTGGTGGAGGAGCTGAGGCCGGACTTCGCCTTCATTTCGAGGTACATCTCCTGGACCAAATCACCGTTGCGGGCGATCGTGATCGAGACGCGACCGTTGTCAGCGGCGGTACCGTTGACGGTTTGTTCGATAACTTCGGAAGCGAAGTTGGAATAACGCTTGTAGACCGCTTGGAAGAAGGTAACCTTCGGGTTAGCGGTCAAGTAAAGATCTTGCGAACCGTATGCGACGAGCTGCATAAGACCACCGGCCATTGTGAGAGTTGTTTGTACTATACGCTGAGAAAATAATTTTGTCCTGATGATGCGGTAAAAGTCGCACCATCTTTTCTCACTTTACAGCATAATCATGACCGAACAGCCGACGCAAACCCTCGAAGAAGGTGAAATCCCTGTTGAGGAGGAGTATTCCACCGAGGAAGAGATTACGATTGATGACGAGGATGACATTGTCTTTGACGAGGACGACGACGACGACTTAATGGGTGATGGCCTGAACGCGACTGAAGAACTCCTCTCCGCGGTCCTCGCGACCCCAGACGGTGACACGGTGTGCAGTGCCCTGGTACACATTGGTGCCCAGCTTGAAATGCAAAACAAAATTCTTATTAAAATTTTGAGCAAACTCACTTAAAAATTCTCCGCATTATTTATTCAAATGACAACCCATTACATAGAAAGGGAACCCGACACTCATGCGTCTGAGATGGAACAACTGAGAAATCAGGTGTTGACGCTGTCGAGTGAACAAATCCTCCGCATCCTTGGGCTGATGGAAGAAAACTGGTACCTCGTATCGTCACAGAACGACATTCACAAGTGCGTTCGTTTGGGATACGATCAATTTTTCGATCCGTCCGAAAGAGAGGGGGGGTTTCCTAAAAGTGTTGATATTAAAGCGATTGATGGTAAAAGGGAGAGGGAACTACGTGTCCTGAAAAACATTGGTTCGCGCGTAAAGGCTTTAGATATGACAGATTATGTGGAAAATGAAGACCTAAATCTTACCACAGCAGAAAGGGTGTGTCGCCTTATTAAACAAGTGTCCGAGGCGTTTAAAAATGTTAGGCTTCATATGAACACTTTACAGAGAATTAACAACCCCCGTCAAGCTCCCGATAAAATGAATGCCGACCCTGAATATTTTGACGCCACCCCGATGGATGAGACTCGCCTGGGGGAGATGACCCCATTTCAAAGAGCTATCGTGGCCTGTCTCGATGAAACCTATAAAAAGCAGATGCGTCGGTATAAAGGGGAGTGCTATGTACAAAGAATTTCTGAAGGGTCGTACACGAGGTCGTGGAAAAAGGTGTGTACTATTCCTGAGTTTGTGTATGAACTCGCGGAAAAGGAAGTGAACTTTGATGTGTGGAAAGACCTCACCTCTCGTGGGAACACGGCGAGGGAAGTCATCAATCATCTCTCAAATTGCATCGACAGTCAGTTCCCAGAGATTAACAAAGACCGTCACGTCTGGAGTTTTAAGAATGGTGTGTTCATTGGGAAAGAGTGGCAACCAAAGGAGGGTAGATACACGTGTCGTTTCTACCCCTATGAGTCCAAAGAGTTCAAGTGTTTGGACCCAACCCTGGTGTCGTGTAAATTCTTTGACCAGTTTTTTGACGATTACAGCTACGTCGATGATTGGTGGGACATTCCAACGCCGCACATGCAATGTGTCCTGGATTACCAGAAGTTTGATGAAGACGTCGCTCGTTGGGCATACGTGATGGGTGGTCGTCTGTGTTTTGACGTGGGTGAGTTAGATGGTTGGCAGATTATCCCATTTTTCAAGGGTATCGCGCGTTCTGGGAAATCAACAATAATTACGAAAATCTTTCGTAAATTTTACGAAAGTAATGACGTACGAACACTTTCAAATAATATTGAAAAGAAGTTTGGCCTCTCATCCATCTACGATGCTTTTATGTTTATTGCACCAGAAGTGAAAGGGGACCTCTCCCTGGAACAGGCGGAGTTCCAGTCTCTCGTGTCTGGGGAAGATGTATCTATCGCAGTGAAGCATCAGAATGCGGTGAGCACGCAATGGACCACACCAGGATGTCTCGGTGGGAACGAGGTCCCGTCGTGGAAGGACAATTCCGGGTCCGTTCTTCGTCGCATTTTACCGTGGAACTTTAAAAAACAAGTGCAAGATGCGGACCCACACTTGGACCAAAAACTTGAGACGGAGTTGCCAGCCATATTATTGAAGTGTATCAGAGCCTATCTCGACTACGCGAGTCGGTATTCTGACAAGGATATTTGGAATGTCGTCCCTGAATACTTCAAATCTGTTCAGAAGGAAGTCGCCAAGATGACGTCAACGATTCACCATTTCCTGGAAGATAGTAGCGTGGAGTTTGGCAAAGACTTGTACATCCCTCAAAGCGCATTCCTGGCTGCTTTCAATCAGCATTGCGCCATGAACAACTTGGGAAAACCCAGATTCAACGAAGACAGTTACGCGGGTGCGTTCTCTCAGCGAGACATCACGGTGTCTACGGAGTCACTCACCTACCGAGGTCGTATGTACAACAACCAAAAATTTATTCGCGGATTAGATGTCATTCAGGAAGATGCAACATTTGAATAAAATATCTCACATTATACTAATGAATACCCCCCCGCGTCAACTCAGAGAATTCATAACCAATGCGGGTGTAGACATACAAACTCCAAATTTTCAATACAATAGCAACAACCTGTTAAACATCGTGACTCCCCGAATCACACCCACACCCCTTCAATACACAAATTTCATCGCAGAAGTCCCCATGAAACGACCTGCGAATGTCCTGCGTTTTGTAAGAAATACAAAACCGAGACGCGTTGAAGGTGCAAAATACTATGTTCAAGAAATTGCGGGAATTTATGGAAGAATGCAAATGGGTGTCAAGCACACGGAGAAATATGGATTTCAAGTGGAGCAAAGCTTGCGCATGAACACATTGAATAAACTCCCATGGCTTGCCATTGAATTTAAAGTTGTAATTGATAACAAGCATCAAGTCCTCGTGCGCGCGTTTGAAAACAAAATGATGCTCCAAGGAAGCACCAGTGGTGACCCACTTGAAATTGCCAAATACATTGCGGAGAAATATTTTAATACCGCCACAGTAAACATTATAAACTATAAGAAGCTTGATGGGCGTTTTAGATTTAATGGAACATTCGATACACGCGAGCTGTCTATACGACTCGCGAGCATGGGTGTGAGACATTCATACGAACCAGAGTTTTTTCCATCAGAAATCAAAGAAATCAGATACGAAGACGTGGTCATAGAAGCCATCGTGAACACGGGTTATGTGCGTTTGCATAACGCCAAGTCCAAACGAGACATGGAACGCATGTATGACGTGGCGGTGCGATTTTTGAAACTTTTAGATGAAAGAGGGTGGTTGGAAACCAAAAATTCCCCACCCCCCGAAATTGTAAAGAAAAATATCCAAACATCGCCCGTGAAGAATTTTAAAACACCACAAGTTGCAAAATTAAAAAACGTCATCTTTGTCAATGGCAAGTCGTGTATGACTTACACAATTGATGAACTTAAACGTTTTTCACGAATTTTGGGCATCTTTCCTAAAAAGGGGTGGAAAAAGAAAAATTATTGTGATGCCATCTATGCCAAGACGGGAAATAAAAACAACAACGTGAACCTGACTAAACAACAATTAAGCAGAAAAAGAGGCGTCAATGACAACGCTATTCGTGAACTTTTGAGAAAACGGGGGAGTGCCAACGTAAACGAAGATTTGACGCGTGTGAAACGCAGGATTTCAACTACAAAAGCAAACAAAAGTGGTATCCCATTTTTGAGTTCTGTTAAAAAAGAAGTGAAAAATGTAGTGCTTGAGCGGAAAGTACTCACACGCGCACAAACCACCCTGAACCGTTACGCAAACGTGAATCAAAACACACGAACAAAGATTTTAGAACGCGTAAAAAATACCAAGAACATAAGTGCGGTGAATCAGCAGGTGAGAAGAAATGTTGAAATTTCGCGTCTGAATGTGAACAACGCAACAAAAAACAAAATTTATGAGGATTTGAAAAATAAAAGAAATGTTAACGTGAACTCTTACGCAAGAAAGTACGCACTGATTCAACAATATATCCCACGCAATAAATATTATACAAAGATTAAAAATAATACCATCAGCTGGTTACGTAGTAGAAATACTTTACCAAATAACGAGGAGGTGAAAAACAAAATCGTGCAATTGTTTGGAAGCGTTGGTAGTCGCGTGAATAAAGCGTCTTTAAACAGGCTATACAACACTAGGATGATGAATAATTAACTGCTATGATTTTAATGAGCGTCGTGTGATGCGCAAAGTCATAGTCTGGAAATGTTTCTTTAATCTCATTGGAACGTTGAATCGCCATGGATGGATTTGTTTCCATGAGAAGCGCTTCTTCCATGGCCAGGTACGCTCTGATAGTGTCGCCATCTTCCCCATTGTCAACCATTTGTTTGTAGACATCTTGAGACACTTCGTGTTTAAGGGGTTTTTCTTTCGTCATCAGGGTGACATATAAAACAATAAGGGCGAGGATGTAAAACCACATTCTTTACAATCAGCGGAGATTAATTTTTTTTTCTCCACAAATAGTAAATGAACAACAAGTACCCGAAGAGCGTCAATGAAGCTATGAAGATGCTTAAGCGTGAAAACGAAGCGATTAAGAAGCACAACGAAAAAGTGTACAAGAACAAGGTCAAGGTGGTGAAAAAAATGTACGAAAAGATGGAGGTTGAAAATGCGAAAAACAAGGCTCGTAATTACAACAAAACGGTTAAGAAATAATTTTTAATATATCGTTCACTTTCCACAAAATATTGAAATACTCTTCCTGACATGAAACATTGGCAGGGTCTATAATTTCCAGTTCAATCTGGTAGTGATTTGGGTCTTCCGCGTCTTTATCAACCACATCACCACTCGATATAGTCATATCTATGGACACGTTTTTACGAATGAAACTCTGTCGTCTCTTCGTGCGTCTCCTATCCATTTCGTAATCGCCACCAGAGATTGGCATTTCTTTGGAGATACTGAAACGCAGGTCCATGGGGGCACCTTGATGTTGAAAATCTTCACGCACCAGGGATTGTTTTTGTATCATCTGTTGTTCACCCGTGGCGTCGTCCACTGAAAGACGCACCCCAGCGCCGTCGTTATAGAACACGTTTGCACTGGACGTCCGAATGTCTTCCCACCCCTTGTAGCTTTGCAAAGCTGAGAGAACTTTATCGAACACCACTTTTCCCACATTTGTATCAAAAAACTGTCCATTAAACTTCCCGAGACGCAGCTCAACTTCTATGTGTTCCGAGTCATTGTGGACATCAAAAAGTGGGAGAGTCTTGGTGACAATTTCTTGTATATTCATTTTCACTTAATAATAGTCCAGTATCTTTAATAAATTAAAAAAGAAAAATACATATGTAGGTACATGAGGGGTCTCCATAACATTGGAAACACGTGCTACTTTAACACGTCTCTCCAATGTTTATTACAAATTCCACAAGTGTCGAACCATTTTATAAAACATGGGTATTCTGGACCGTGTGGATTCACGAAGGTATACGATGAACTGGTGAGACGATTCTGGAAACTCGAAGAAAAGAGGGGACCCCTCGATGTCCGCGCACTCCTCGTAGAGTTTCAAAAACACTTTCCCCGTTTTGTCCTCGGTGAACCCCACGACGTCCAAGAGGCTGTTCTCTGTATCATAGATATTTTAGAACGTTCTGTACCAGAGTTGAAAACACTGTTTTATGGGAAAAAACGTCAAGAGACGGTGTACCCCGGTGGGAAGAAGGAACACGAAGAAGATTTCAGTGTTCACGTGATGTGTTCAAACAGTGATAATTTACAAACAATGTTGGAAGAGAGCATGCAATGGAACACTCTCACTGATTATACCGATGACACTGGGAAAACACATAACATTGCGACGACACGAAATATTTTTACCGTCATGCCACAAATATTCATGGTGAGTTTTGATAAAAAAAGTTTCGTCACCGTTGCGGAATATTTGGAAATAGGAGATATCAAATACAGATTACTAGCTGCCGCGGCCCACGCGGGTATTCAATGGCATGGACATTACGTGGCGTTCACCCGTCACAAGGACAAATGGTATTATAAAAATGATGAATTTCTTCAAGAAGTCGCCCTTCCCAAACGGGGTGGATTTTATTTTATGGTGTATAAAGTTTTGGACCCCATGTAATAATAGTATGAAACCTTTACTTAAATGGGTCGGTGGTAAAACACAAATCATCGACGATGTGCTCGCGACATTCCCCCGCGACATTGACACCTATCACGAACCATTCGTCGGTGGTGGTTCAGTTCTTTTCGCGGTGCTCACCAGTGATGATATTAAAGTAAAACGGGTGTGCGCCAGTGACAATAACCCCCACCTCGTTGCGTTTTATAAACACATCCAGGGGGAACCAGAGAAGTTATACCAAGTAGTCGATGAACTGTTTCGTGCGTACGACCAAAGCGCATCAAAGGAGGCGTTTTATTACGAGCAGAGGGAACATTACAGGGCGTTGCCATCGTGTGTGGAGAAGAGTGCCCTCCTGCTATTCCTAAACAAGACGTGTTTCCGTGGATTGTACAGGGAAGGACCTTCGGGGTTTAACGTTCCCTATGGCCACTATAAAAAAACTCCACACTGGCCAACGATGGATGACTTTAGAGATGTGCAAAAACTTTTAGAACCCGTGGAGTTTCGCGTGTGTGATTTTTCAGAGGCACTCGCACAGGTTGGTGTGGGAGACTTTGTTTACGCAGACCCACCGTATGCGCAAGAGACGAAGACGTCGTTCAAAGAGTACACGCAACGTGGGTTTGACCAGGAAAAGCTGTTTAAAGAGCTTCAAAAAGTTATGTTCACTATGAGTAACGCGAATGTTCCATGTGTCACTGAGTTTTTTAAAGATTACAAGATATTGTACATTAAAGCACGTAGGGCCATCCATAGTAAAAACCCTAGCACCACTACAACGGAAGTGTTGGTTACACATGTCGACAAAAAATAGAGGTACGGGTGCGGGTGGCTCAAACACAAACAGAGGTGGGTTGCCTTTTGAACGATGCATATGCCCACCGCTGTACATCGTTGGAAAGGGGACACCCGTTGGTGATTTTTTATTTTTGAAACAGTATGATTTCATCAGACACATGAAACCAGTGAACCCCAAATCTCGTCTTTTTAAACCAGACGGTGCGTATGTTTTAGGTACAGACGCAGTCATCTTGTTAGAGTGCAAATATCAGAGTACATCGGGAAGTGCAGATGAAAAAATACTCAACTCACCGATAAAGTTGGAATTGTACAAACGCGCGTATCCACACGTGAAACACTGGAGGTATGTTCTCGTTCTTTCTGAATGGTTTCAACAGTCAACGTACACGCAATGGTTGGATGTGTTGACGCAAAACCCAGAGATTTCAGTGTGGTGGGCAAAACGTACAAATGATGTTCGCGTACAGTTAGAAATAGATGAAGCTGGTGGGTCTGTGAAAGTTCACTTAACGAACTATCAACTCTTTCCATGATTTAATACTAATCTCATTCTCTTCACACCATGGATACACCGGGTCCCCAATAAAATTAATGACATCAATATTATGTTTAAAACAATCCTTACAAATTTCATAATTATCATCGATGATGACGTTGATATCCAATGCACAACACACCGTTGACTTTTGCACCTCCCTCATGGTGAAACTGTTCGTCATCACGAGGTCATGAAACACACCTGGGAAATGTTGATTGAGCCAGTTTTCTGTTCGCGTGCGCACAATCTCCTGTCTTCCAGTGACTGCGTACAAGGTGTTTTCTTTTGCGATTTGCAAGAGTGCCAACTGCGAGTTCGCTAGTGGTTGTAATTCAACAAAGTCCCTAGAATCATAAAATTCCCGAATCATCTTTTGTGATTCCTCTTCCGTGCAATTAAAAACTTCTCGGAACAGGTATGGATATTTTCGTTGAACAGGTAACTGTTTGTTATGAAACTTGGCCAGAGGGGCGAGGTGGGGGACGAGGACTTCATCGATATCGACAGCTATTCTCATGTACATATATTATTAAACTCAGACATTTTAATGTCCTCTTTAATGTTCACCAAAGTTCTATAAAAAGTTCGTCTATTATTTGGGTGGGTCTTATCTGTCCTGACCTTTATGGGTTTCCACCATCCATCCATGTAGGTGCACTCCACAATGGCATCTTCTTTGTACCACGGTTCATCATCACCTGTGAACGTGCTTTCAAAAATAAGCTGTCCCTTTTCCTGAATGTACAACCGCCACGTCCCCTCTTTGTACGGGTCTCTCTTCATTTGAAAATCTATGGTATTGTGGTCCTTTGGTTTCCATTTGAACATAGTCTCATGGGTCCCCATCCTCACTGGTTCATACACAGGGGTCATGATGAGACCATCTACTTTTTGTTGCACCGTTGGGAGATAGTCTTCGGCAAACTCTTTGAAATCTGCAAATGGGTAGAATGTTTTTAATTTTATTTTGTATGGGTCTGATTTCATACAAATAATAGTTTTCACAAATCTTTCCAAACTGTCATATCTGTCCACAAAGTGACAGTGCGCAAAACAATTCCCATTGATGATGACCCCGTCATACAGAAGGAGTGTGTTTTCATACAACTCCCCATCTAGAATTGTCCCATCGTACGCACCGCGTGGGAGATTCAGAGACACCTCAAACATATGAAACGCACGGTTAACAAACACGGACACGCGTCGCCCCTTGTACGTTGTCGCCACGAACATGTACCGTTCACCGTCAGTTTTTTCACACACGACGTAGACGTTATCGCGAAGGATGGGGAAGTGGCGTCGTTCTATCGATATAGGTTGGGGACCTGGGAAACGGTCTCGCGATCCCCACACCCTATGGATGAAAGATATGACGTGCTGTTCCATTGTTTTGTATTACAAACGCACATAGGCTTTAATTAATTCGCTCGCACACCTGCGGCATTCATGATGTTTGAGATACATTCATGGGCATAGGTCGCAATCACATTTGCCGCGGTCCATGCGTATACTTTAACACCATAAGTCTTAATCTTTTCAAACATCTTTTCATAATTTAATATTTTAGTATCTCCCAACTTTTTCTTGACAGTTTTACAATTCATCACCCAACATCGAGCCGTTGTATGCGTGGCGTGATACAAGTCATCTTTAATCTTCTGCCCAACATCTGTGTCGAAGTGTAGTCCCATCTGATGCACGGGTTCTTTTGAATCCGCGAGGACCTTCTCTTTAAACATGGGCCAATCAATACCCTCTTTGGCTGCGGGGAACACGAGAACACCACACCCGTCGTGGGTTTCAAAAATCTGGTCCATAGAGTCGCCATCCAAATTGATACCAAAGTCGATGTAAAAAATTTTGTCATAATTTTTCATAAGTTTCTGAATCGTCTCTGCTTTCAAAAATGGGTCATCGTTGCAAAACATGATTTCATTACTACATCCACGCTGGACGCATTTTATATTGAATTTCATCACACTGTGCAACGTCTTCACGTGACATGCTTTACTACGAGACACCAAAAGTGTGACAAATTTCATTGTGTTGTATTAAAAACGTTTCTACGCCTTAAGCCTATCTGCAAGACACGCGTTAAATGGGAGATTGCCAACGTGGCCGAGGGTGGTGTTAATATCGGCATAAATCTTTCCATCCATCTGCTGCCAACGACGACAGAAGGCGTAGTCCTCGGAGAGGTAGCGTCGCGTCACTGGGTCAATCATACAGTCAAACAGGGCACAGTATGTGTCAAAGTCCCTATTCTGGTGGTCATTCATACAATCGAGTTCCTTTGCGTAGTGTTCATGCATTCTCTGGAGAGCTTCTCTTTTGATAACCATAAACCCCGTTGGACCATCGAGGATTTCAATCATACCATCTTCAACTGGTCGTGACTGCGCACCAAAGTTAATCACGAGGGAACTGCTCAACATGGACATATCTCTTTCGTCTCCATTCTTGATGGCATCGCGACACTGGTCCCACATGACAACCTTTTTCGGGTAGCACGCGACGGAGATGTCCCTGTTCGCTTTGACGAGACGAACGACCGAGCGCGCGTCAAAATCAATGTCTGCATCGATGAACATGAAAAAATCACAATCCGTTTTTTGCATGAAACGACCGATGGCGACGTTACGGGCCCTATGAACCAAGCTTTCATTTTCCGTGGTGTCAAAGTAAAGCTGAATGCCTTCTCTGATGAGTTCCATCTGGAGCTTAATCACAGACGCCATGTATCGTTCGAGACAAAGACCTCCATAGCATGGTGTGGAAAGAAAGAGCTTAATTGTCATTACATAATTATTCTACTTTAACCTCTAAGTATTTTCTAATGATGCTTTCAATCTTGTTAAGTGTTGGTACAGATATAGCACATTTTTGACATATTTCAGTTTTAGGAATTCCTGTTTGTATCCATAGAATGGCTGAACATACACTGTTTGGTGTTTTACTCATCAAATCCACACACTCGTCGAGGTCGCGGCACATCTTATTACACGCGATGCGTTGTTCTCTGGTGACTGTGAAATTGTTGAGTAGCCTGTTCATGACGTCATTTGGTTTTGTCGTCGTGCCACTCCCGGAAGTTTCAGTGAGCATAATTTTTTTAAACATTTCCGATGTTCGACTGATATCTTTTGGCTGAATACTAAACATCTCTGCAATTTCCTTTGTTGTTCTTGGATAGTTGGCGAGACGACAGGCGTAGAGCACACAGTTTGCTTTGATACCCACACGCACCGCACCTCTGGTCAGTTTTCTCTCACTAAAAGTTTTGTAAATCATTTTTGCATCTCTGAGGACAACTTCGGGAAGTGTCGAACACGCATCGTCAATATCTTTATATGCGTGATACAACCCCCTGTCCTTGTGATTCATAGCCATGTGGAAATTAATAGTCGCCATTCTCCTGTTCTTATAGGTACCACACCCACGACCCGTAGATATGACGGTACTCTTCCCCCACTGGGACGAGTACAGGTTTGGGTTACTGTGCGCGTCCGCACCGCATCGGGCGGGGTCGTTCACTTTCCCATCTTCAGTCACACCAGAGGTCCACTCCGCGACGTCGGATATGTATGAGTCATCGACGAGACCACACTCCGTGCACACGGGAAGCCCTTCCGGTGCCACCACTTTCGCACCCCCACATTCTTTACAGTAATAGTTAACATCTACATTGACCACTGGCTCTTCTTCTTTTTTTATTGTTTTTTCATTTAATAGTTGCTCTAAATCGGACCATATAGCTGCCAGCATCTTTGGTGCTCTATCCTGATTTTTAAAAAATCACCACGCGACGCAGACTGGGGGGGTCAATTACAAAAAAAATCACCCCCAGACGTCACTTCGCGACGCATGACGACACTCCACGCGGACATGGAAACCTTCGTACGACGCCTCAAGAACGCCCGCCCTGGACACGACATACAGGTGAGGTGCACGAGATGGATGCACGAGGTCGTCGACGAGTCTTCGAAGCGCGTGGTCAAACATAGGACCGGGGGCACGACTCTGTGGAGGGAAATGGTGTGCGAGGTGATCACGGAGGCGTCTCTGCGCCGCAAGTGTTTCAAACAGTACAAAGTCGGGGACATTCTCGTGAATAGGAAGAAAGTCGCCAATATCCACGAAGACTATAAGGTGTCTGTTGTCAAGAGACCCCCGAGGGTGCGAAGTATTGAAATAGAGGAGATGGACTCCGTGGACGTCATGATCCGGGACGATGACTTACTGTTTGACGACGACCTCTCACCGTACGACATCAACTGTGTCAAACGCATAGTAAACACCAAGGGTATTCCAATCCAAAGAGACGAGTTCCCATCACACGTCCTCGACCTATTCTGCGTGGTACGACACGACGGTGTGCTCTATCACTGCTATCGCACCTTAGTATCAAAGTACGGTCTCACAGCACTTCCTCGGGAAAACCTCACCGAAGATGTGTACTCACAGCACGACCTCTTAGTTAATATGTAAATGCAATTCTATAAGGCTCAATGACCTTTGTCTTCTTCATCCGTTTCGCATATTTTTCAAGAGGTTCATCACCTTGATGACCATAGTAATATTGATACGCATCACTTCTCTTAATTTTTTTGATTTTTTCGTTGGGAACATACTTTCTGTCCAACATAAAATACGTCTTCGTAGGTCCATCCGCAGTTGGATATGGGACATCGTTGTTCCCCACGGGTGAGTGATATTTCGTAATGCGCTCATCAGTGCTGAACTCATAAATGAACTCACCAATGTACACGTACCTTACATTGCCGATGCGCAACAAGATTGAGTTTCCAGGAAACGCTGGTTTTTTTAGCCCATCGCGACCAATAAATATTTGTTCATATGTGTACGTCCCGACGAGTTTTGAATAAAACTTGTGATTTTTCTGCGCAGTGGCGAGGTTGAGATTGGACATGGCAATGATGTCTTTTTTTGTTTTTTTATAAACGCTCGCAGTTTTTTTAGTCGTATCAACCTTTACTAAAAACAGTCTCTCCCTGTTATGGTGTGTGAGGTAAGAACGTATGACCATTTACCATGAATTGAGAAATTTGTTCCGAGCGTGGAGCTCAATCATGTCCACCGTGTCTTTAAAACTCCGAGCCCCTGGAGTATTGGGTTTCCATTCGTCCCATGCCTTGTCAATCTCTTTGTGCCCCGGAGGTGGCTCGACGACACCATCCACGTCTTCACTATCTGAGACGATGAAATCATCCATATCTGAGTCGCTTTCGTCTTCCCAGATATCACTGTTATCGTCTTCAATGTCAACCTCGGCATAAAACACGTACTGGTCATCACCCAACTCTTTCATCTCGAGGTCTACGAGTTCCCCCTCGGGATAGTGTTCAAATAAACTTTCATACGGTGTCGCCGTCATCTCTTCATCGAGAACATAGACACACGCAGATTTATAAAACTTTTCCGTTGGGGAAAGGAAACGCACACCAAGTGTTCGACCCGTGTTCATCTCCACCACCCCGAGCGCTTCCTCTTCCGTTTCACTGTCGGCTTCTTTAACCACGGCTTTCACTATGTCGCCCTTTTTAATTTCAGCAGAAAGGATCATGTCCTGAAATTTTCATACATTAAATTTTTTCAGGCCCGACCACCTTAATTAAAAATATCCAAATATTATACTGTAGGTGTGAAGATGAAAATTCAAATTTATTCAAAGGAGGGATGCACGTATTGCGACCGAGCCGTGGAGCTGTGTGAACAGGAAGGTCTTACTTATGAAAAGATTATGATAGGTAAGGAGGACTTAGAGAAATTGTGTGGTGGGAAGTTTGAGGCGTACCCACAAATTTTTAAAAATGGTACACGACTTGGAAACTATTTTGATTTCGAAGATTTTTTGGAAAATACATATGAACCCCTGTTGACTCCATCGGAGAACAGGTATACTGTGTTTCCACTGAAATATGAAAACCTTTGGTCCCTTTACAAAAAAGCTCAAATGTCAAACTGGACAGCTGAAGAAATTGATTTTTCAAAGGACATGGAAGATTGGAAGGGGTTGTCTGAAAATGAACAAAGATTTATCAAGTATGTGCTCGCATTCTTTGCAGGCTCTGATGGGATTGTTTTTGAAAACATCAACAACAACTTTGCCGATGAGGTCCACTGTTCCGAGGCATCGTCTTTCTACGCCTACCAGTGTCACAATGAGATGGTTCACGGGGAGACCTATTCAAAGCTCATTGACAAATACATCACTGATGGGAAGGAAAAAGCCAACTTGTTCAACGCCATCAACACCATTCCGTGCATCAAAAAGAAAGCTGACTGGGCCCTCAAGTGGTTTGACAAGTCACGGTCATTTGCTGAACGCCTCTTTGCCTTTGCCTGCGTGGAGGGTATCTTCTTCTCTGGGTCATTCTGTGCCATCTACTGGTTGAAGAAGAGGGGGTTGATGCCTGGATTGACCTTTTCAAATGAACTCATCAGTCGCGATGAAGGGTTGCATCAAGAATTTGCCTTGGAACTTTTTAAAATGTTGAGACACAAACCATCGGGACACGTCCTCCAAGCCATCGTGCGCGAGGCTGTATCTATTGAAAAGGAATTCATCATCGATGCCCTCCCGTGTTCACTCATAGGGATGAACGCACAAAAGATGAGCGAATATATCGAATACGTGTCAGACAGATTGCTTAAACAGGTGGGCCACCAACCAGTGTTTAACTCTAAGAATCCATTTGAATTCATGGAACTCATTAGTTTGGAGGGTAAAACAAATTTCTTTGAAAAAAGGGTGGGTGATTATGGAAAAGTTGATGTCGCAGAAGATGAAATCAACTTTGATGAAGATTTTTAAAGATTAGAAACGTAATTATAATAATGATTCAACTTCTACAATCAGTCATTGGCACGCCCGGCCCTCTCATTGTAGAAGCTGATGGAAAACTTTTTTTTGAACAATGTATGACAATTAAACAATGTCACGTTGATAAAATGTATGAACGCGTAAAAAATTTGTGTCCCAAACAAGTGATACAAACTTCGGACCGCTCCTTTGTAATAATCTAATACTTACGCTCGCTTCTCACCCGGGTAATAGTGCTTGCGCCCCTCCTTGTCGTAATAGTACTTTTCACGCTTGATGTTCATCATACCCCACGTCACCAAAAGGAACACGAGGGTGTGCAACAAAAGACCAAGCATGGTCGGGCACCCATTAGGACTCGCGATGGCCTGACCCAACAAACCACGGGTCAACATGTACGTTTGCGGGTTGGCGATGACGAAAAAGGTCAACGCCGAAATAACGCTGATGGTAAACTTTTGTTCTTGCTTTTGGCCCTTGCAACCGCAACCACAATCCTTGAAGAGTCCCATGCTGATGTTTTATACTATGGGTTGAGAATTTTTTTATGATGTACCCGTTTTCTGTGCCATGTCCGGACCCTTGGTGAAGCCCGTGCAGTCTATGTCGGTATGATGTGTCGCCCAGTCCGCATCCCAAGATTCAGCTATCGTTGGATCTGGGTAATGTCGTATTGTTTTCTCCGCTGTGTACCTATACACAGAAAAGTTATCCGAGTCTTCGCTCGCTCGCGGATTCGTCGCGGCTGTACATTTCAGTGCGTCGCCTATAGTCACAAAATCCATCGGTGATGACGTGCCTGACCATGTGTTTGCTGGAAACGTCAGCGTGTAGGCGTTGTGAGCCGTAGTGCCAGCAGCAACATTTATAGTGGGTGATGTTTTCACATTCTCACCGCTACTGTCGAGTATTTCAATTGTGAGACCATCTATGCGATTTTGACAACAATCTTTTCTATTCGTGACGACAATTTTTTTGATTTTCTTTGTAGCACCCAAATCAATTTTCATGGAATCGTATTCAGTCTCTGTTCTACCCTTAGTGTGTGCAAAATTCTTCTTGTTCCCGTCCACTAAATTAGCATACCCATGCTCATCGAACACGGAACTCCCGGTGACCGTTTGACCTCCAGAAATCAAGGTGTCATTTTCGTCATATACTTCAACTTCTGAGATATTTATGATTTTGTTTTGGTCGTCTTCATTGCCCTCTGCATCCGCATCGTACGCGACGGTCTGTTTCAATTGCACGTATTTACCCTTTGGATACGAGATAGGCTCTGGTGTCAAATTATCCTTAATTCCGATGCACATCGCTGGGTTCGCGTATTGGTCCCACTGACACGCTTCCTTGTCGTCGCACGTCTCCTGGGTATCAATCTTGTAGCAGTTTGATCTGAAGAATGACGTGCACGTGTTCGCGCTAAAGTTATCCGGGTCGAAGGTTCCGTCGGCGCATGCATAGAATGACGACGCACTACATATACTTGAAACCATAGAAAACACTCCACCGATTACAATGATGCCTGCACTCATTTAAATTAAATGAATATTTTTTTTACATAATTAAAGTTTTCACTCGGTACATAGGTATACCAAACAATTACAATGTCTCTCGCCATTACTCAAGCTTCTGAATTCAATGCCTCCGACGTCGGTTTTTCCAAGTTAAGGAAGAACAAGAACGGCGGCAAGGCGGTCTATCTCAACAAGGGCGGCAATAACAAACTCTTCATCCAATTTCCGAAACTCCGCTGTCCGTATGGTCTGTCTGCCTTTACCGACGAAGGTACGGGTCGTACGTCGTACAGCCTGGATCTCGCGTTCGACACGGACAACCCGGAAGCCATGGAACTTCGCAAGAAGTTTGAAGAACTCGACGAACTCATCGTCAATAAGGTTGCCGAGAACAGCGCCGAATGGCTTGGAAAGCCGTTTGCTGTTGAAGTCCTGAAGCAAGCTCTGTACAAGCCGCTGGTCCGAGTTGGAAAGGAAGAGTACCCCGCGACTATCAAGTTAAAGGTGCTCACCAAGCCCGATGGTTCTTTCGTTCCAGAAAGCTACAATATGAACCGGGAGAACATCACCTTGGACTCTGTTGAAAAGGGTTCTAAAGTTCACACTATTGTTGACTTGAACCAAATCTGGTTTATCGATAACAAGTTTGGGGTGACCATCCGCCTATCCCAAGCACTCGTTGAACAGAACGCCAAGCTCCCATCGTTCGCGTTCCAGGGCATCGACCTTCCGGAACCGTCCAATGGTGTTGAGGAATGCGATGAAGAAGAAGATTTCGTAGATGAAGAAGAATAATTTCTCATGTAATTACAACAATGATTGCCTTTATCGTGCTCCTTATTGTCGACCTTTACCTGCTCTACACCTTGAAAAAACCCACCGTCTCTGGTGGTACCTACACTGTTTACGGGACCATGGGATGTGGATGGACTCGTAAGCAGCTTGACGTCATGAAGGCGAAAGGTATCGCCCATGAGTTTGTCGATTGCTCTGAGAAGGGTGCGTGCCCTGAAGGCGTGAAAGCCTACCCGACCATTAAACACCCAGATGGAAAAATGACCACTGGATTTAACAACCTCTGAGAATCATCAGAGAGATGGACAACAAAAGCGAGTCGAGCATCGAGTCAATCGGCTTGAGAACGCTAATGTGCTTCACAAGGCTGCGATTCCACAAATAGCGGAGGAGGAAGGTGCTGATGAGAATGACGAGAGTGTAGAGGAGAATCTCCGTGAGCATGTCAGACTTGGTCTCAGCTTTTTTAATATCTTGAAGCATCATTTATTATAAGTTGGATATTTTTTTTATTTCCTCAACTAATAATAAATGAAAAAAGAGTTACCATTGAGTGGTTCTGAAAAAAAGTTTACCACTCGCCTATGGGGGTCTAAGAAAGGAGTTGACAACAACAACTGCTACGCCTACGCTGTCAACGACCCTGAGAGCTACCGTTGGCAAAAGAGCATCCCCGGAGACCGCTCTGGTATGTCAAACTCCTACCACAACTACACACACTGTAAAGGTTTACCTCAACGCGTGATTTCAGACAACCCCAGAAAAGTCTACAAAGTGAATCCCATCCTGCGCTGTAAGAAGGGGTTCTTTAAAATCATGATGTTCACCAGCCCACAAGGGGACTTTCACTTTTACAAACAACACGGGATGTGTGAATACAAAATACAACCCACCGATACGCCAACGAAAGTTGCCAAATTCTTTAAAATCCCCGTGGCCCGTGTACAAACAGCCGCGAATAAAGTGGGTGGTTTCAAACCAGGGAAACGTATCGTCTTTAAAGTAAACCTGTGGTCTCACAAACGTGGATGGGCTACAGGACCTCTCCTGGTCGATGCGAAAGGGAAGATGATTAAAGACCCACGAACAGCGGCGCGCAACTACCCTGGTCTCAACTACTCAAACTTCTGTTCAGCCTTCTGTGTCAAGAATAGTGGCATCAAAGTCGGCAAGACTCATCCCAAAGTCATGAAGAAGTGATTCTAGATCATCTCCTGTTTCTGCGTCAAAATTCAAATCAAAAAGGTCTATGATGTTGAAAATCTGATGTTCATTCATGTTCACTGCGTTCGATGTCGTCGCCGTAAATCTATTCTCCACTGTGACAGTCACCCTGAACTGCGACACATCAAACACTTTTCTACACACTGGACAGGTGTGTTTGCCCTGCGTTTTCCATCTCTCAATACACGACTTGTGAAATATATGTCCACAACGGATGGCATTATGTCTAGTACGTTTGACCTCGTTGAGACATATAGAACATGTCGAAGACATACCTACATGTACATATCTAAAGTTTTTTTAATAAATATCCGCGACATTCAAAAGTGGGCGGTTGCACGTTTGGCACGGCGGCGTACCTTGGGTTTCGTTGATTTTGTTCAACAGTTCCGGACCACCCTTTTGGAGCAACTGGCGGTACGCGTAGTTGTCTTCAAGGGCGATGCCATTTTGTTTCATGATGTAGTTGTTCACAAGTTGCGCTGAGGAGTGAATGGTGAAGCAGCGACCATCGGCCATCCCAAGGCGTTGAGACATTTTTTATTACAATAACTTTAGAAATTTATTTGGCGATTTGTTGTTGTGAGCATCCATGAACGGAAACCCATGTCTTTGATTTTTTGTACAAAATAGTCACACTGGTACCCAAGGTAGGTATCGAACACATCTTTTGTGGATGTCGCTGATACTCTGATGCTGGGTTCTCTGTCGATGTGGCGACACACCATGTTGAACCCATAGGCAACTTCTTTAAGGGTTTCACATCCCGTGATTATTATTTTACCTGTAGAGAAAATGGATGTCGTGATCTCCTTCATTTCCTCTGCTGGTTTAAATTTTATTTTCACCGCTGAATACGTCTCTGGTTGGAAACTGACTGAGAATATGTCTGAAAAGTTGGAAAAGTGTTCAGCCACTTTTCTGAGGTTGACGTTATAGTTTAAACTATAGTTGCTGTTAATCATCACCACACGGAAATCTTCGTTCGATATCAAGTTTTGCATGTCCAGATATTTTTCAAACATCTCCTTCAACTGTTTAATGACACGTGTGCAATCAAAGAGGTCACAACACCCAGCCACCTGAATGCTTCCATTTGGGAAAATCTTTACACTCTTACTGGAGTATCCATCCGTATAAGAGAGTGTAATTTGGTTATAAAAGGTTGTCGTCTTGAGTCGCCATTTGAACTCGGACAAAGGGTTGCCATTCCTTTGTAAACACAGGTGGTCCAACTGTTGAAACTTTTCACGAAGGCGAGCAATGTTAATGTCTTGTCCAAACTTTGCCACCATCGTGATGGTCGTGATTTTCACCCACGAAGGGCGAGTTTCCTCTGGCATCATGTTTCGGAACTCATGGAGTGTGAGTAGATAGCAAAATGACTGACACGCTATGGGGCTGTACGCACTTATAGACATTTTTATATTAGAGACATAGAGAGCAACGAGTTTACTGGGGGGGCATTTGAGAAAAAAGTTTCTCCAACCTATTTTTTTCTTTATTTGGAAACATAGTTAAGTGAATAACATCCCCATCTAAATATACTTGCCCCGTCGCCTTCCCATTGGCCACGTCCTCCACGCGACATAGGCCAACTTTCACCATTTTCTCCCCACGCGCCTTACTGTAGTGCACCGCGAGAGCTGCGGCATCGGTTTTCGTCTCCTTAGGGACCACGTCGGCTTCGTAGGCGATGACCACGTGTGACCCTGGGTGGCCTGTGACGTGCATCCACCATTCTTTCGGGTAGGCACTTTCAGTCAACATGTCATTGTCTTTTGCGTTTTCACCCACAAATATTTTAATACCATCGGTTGAAAGGAATGTTTTCATATTATTTTATATTTTTTTATTTTTATGTCTGTCGTTAAAATAAAAAGATGAAATTCCCCCCCAGTTCTTGTTGTGTTTCTTAATTTTTTTATAGAAAATGTTCATATATGTTTTAAAACTTCATGATGAAAAATATTATATTGGAAAAACTGACAACTTAGAGACCAGATTGAATGCACACTATAATGGTACTGGGTCATCGTGGACACAAAAGTACCCAGCTGTACAAACACTTGAAACTGTGGAAACCGATGACCCATTTGATGAAGATAAGATTACTTTAAAATATATGGAAAAATATGGTATAGATAATGTTCGTGGAGGAACATTTTGTCGCATCAACTTGACAGTACATGAAAAAAATACAATCACACAAATGATACACGGAAACACAAACCGATGTTTTAGATGTGGACAACATGGACATTTCATCGCTGAATGCTCACTTTCGAGTGCCTACGAACCGTGGTCTCATGAAGAAGATGAACAACTCAAGGAAGAAATGAAAAAAGGTATGTCTGTCAAGGAGATGAGTGAAAAACACGGACGGACGCCGGGGGCTATCAGGTCCAGAATGAAACGCGTCTTTGTTGAGGAAATACATCAACCATTACTCAATGAAAATGAAAATGAAAATGATGATTGTTGTTTTTGTTTTTAAATTTTATATGTTTGTTTACACCACCATTCATTCGCCCCTGTGAATTCAAAAACAATGTGGATGAGTGCCCCTGTGAAAAACAGGAGCCATGGGTTTGTGAGACCAGTGTTCATGTACTGGAGACTATAAAACAAGGTAGATGTCATGACACCCACGATGACCGCTTCCAATAGCAAAGAGCTTCGCATTACTAGTTATGCATATTTTATTTTTAATGCATGCATCATGTCGTGAAGTTTATCATCAAATTTAACTAAAAGGTCTTGATATTTATGGGACATCAAAACATATGTATCAAACTTATTAGAAATTCTACGTAATTTGCGTTTCAAAAAGAAAACCCTGACCTTCTCACGAAATGACATTTTCTTCATGATGTATTTCATTTATATAATAGACAGTTTTAAATAATTAAAGCGTGGAACCATGTATTATAATAACGAATGACAGCTTTTTTAAAATCTGCGAAATTCATCACCGATGTGGAAGATGGTCTCGACTACGTTGAAGTGGAGTACACCAAACGTCCCGATGGTGAAACCTTTGTGGACTATTACAACACCACCCCTCGTGGTGATTGGGTTGAAATCACATCACTGAAACAAAACATTCCTCTTGAAAAGTTTCTAGATACAATGGTTGAAAGGTCCACGGAAGTTCTTCAAAAAATGTGTGAAATAGTTCTAGAACAAACAGAGTGTTCGACGCGTCTGATGTACACGTCAAAGATTCTCGCACCATCTTTTGTCCCACCCGTGGTTGACCTACGCTTCAGTTGGCAACGCACACTGGTGGACGACTTTTGTATGCACGTTCTCCCAGAAATTGTATATCACTGTACAAACGATGAGAGACTTGAACATTTTTTTAACGTCGTACGAATGATACAACAAGAGCAACAATAATGATAAAGATGAGGAAACCAATCACACCACCATTGCCATTGCCACGGGTTTCAACGTTTTGGACTTTAGAGTTGGACTTGGGCTTTGTCTGACGCGTCCATCCATAGTCGATGTTTCGTCGTGGGTGCACGGGTCGGTTGAGTGGGCACGGCGGCTCACGTCCTCCTGTGCAAAAGTCCACCGTTCGGTCACCGGAAGTCTTCGCCACCTGGCAGATGGGGCTCAATGTAGGAATTTCAATGTCACCAGTCTTGTTTAAATCTTTTTTATAATCACCAAACTCGGGCGTCTGTCGGACACCTCCTGGAAGGGAGAAATCGTGGACGACAAACGGATTGATGTCGTTGATGGTCGCATCGTCGCATAACATGTACTTACTCATGTCTTTCTTTATTTAATACAATATTTTTTATCACTTAGTTTCATTTGATGTTCATGCCACATCTGGTCTAAGTCTACGTTCAACATGTGTGCTATCTGGAAGAGATAGGAAAACACATCACCCATCTCCATCATAACATCTGTTCCCCTTTCCTTTTTCAACCCCACTTTTTTAAAAGTTTTCTTGTACTGACGTATGGCTGACGCGAGCTCGCCGACTTCTTCAGATAATAGGAGCCACACCGTGTCTATTGTTGATTTGTCCCATCCCTTTGATTTACATATTTTCTCAGTTTCTGATTTATAATAATTGAGAGACATGTATACTTATTTTACAAAATGTGTGATTACTTTAATATGAATTCTCCCAATGGTTCCAAAAGGTCTAGCTGAATGGGGGCGGGTGTAAACAGTCGAGAGAAAATGGATACGTATTCATCCCTTTTGCGGGTTCAGGGAGTGAATGCGTCGCCGCAGAGGAGGAGTGAAATCAACGAAACTTACGTAGGACTTATTCATCACCGAATCCAATCTTTGTGTTCAGGTCAATCTTCTTCCCATACGTAGAAGTGTTGATGGGCTGAGCCAGTGGCGTCGCGATGGTATCGATGTCTTTGACATAGGCGAGGTACTGAGCGACACCCGTTTTCACCTGACCCACCGCGGTATCGATGACGATCGAGTTCATACTCTTAACCTGTTCGTTCACACTGGTGTAGTGGTCACCCGAATTGTTCACAAAAACATAGCGCATCAACGTCCTCAGGTCATCCGCGTTCTGGTAATCAATCTTAATTCCAGTCATCTGCTTGAACTTTTCACGAATACCACGCTGAAGAAGGTCTTGGTTGAACTCAGAAAAATACAGAGTGTTCAGAGGAGTGGGACACTGCTTGATTGTGTTGAGCTGAATGTTGTCACACATAATTATTATATGTCAGGAAAATAATATTCACATGTAGTAGTAATAAACATGTTGTTGGTCCCCTCTGACTACGAAGAAGCGTACTCTGGAAAACCGCTAAACTTGGAACCCATCCCGTGCACCCCCCCAACGTGCTTCGTGAACTCGTATGCCCCTGTGGCGAAGCCTGGTGAAACGGGTCCGTTCTACGTGAACAGCTACCTTCTCCAACCGAACCGCAAGAAGGAAGTTGCCGGTGCTGTGTCTGTGAGAGCAGCGGATTTTAAATGTAATTAAAAATTTCACACCTTTATTATACAAAAAAGAAACATGAGGGTCACCAAAAGAAATGGTCGTGTTGAAGACATGAAATTTGACAAAGTCACTACCCGTATCTCCAACTTGACCGATGGTCTCTCTTCAGCCTGTGATTCCACCAAAGTCGCACAACAAGTGTTCAGTAGTATGTACGACGGAATCAAGACACAGGAAATCGACACCCTCTCTGCTGAAATCTGTATCGGTATGATTACCAGCGACCCGGATTATGAAACCCTCGCCACGCGTATCGTCGCCTCGAACATCCAGAAGCAGTGTCCGAAAAACTTTGTCACCGCCATGCGCAACCTCCATAAAGCTGGAGTCGTTACCGATGAAATCGTTCGCGTGGCCGACCAGGTGAAAGAACACATCAAGAGTGACAGAGACTTTGATTTTGGATACTTTGGTCTTAAAACATTGGAAAAGTCCTATCTCCAGAAAGTGGATGGAAAACTTCAGGAGACACCACAATTTATGTTTATGCGTGTCTCTATTGGTATTCATGGCACCGACCTCCCCGCCGTGCTCGATACATACAACCACATGTCTCAGGGGTACTTTGTCCACGCCACGCCAACGCTGTTCAACGCCGGCACGCCGAGACCACAAATGAGCTCGTGTTTCTTAGTGGCAAATAAAGAAGACAGCATTGACGGAATTTACCAAACCATCACTGAGACTGCGCAAATTTCAAAATGGGCAGGGGGTATTGGCTTGCACGTGCACGACGTTCGCGCCTCTGGTTCACACATCAGGGGGACAAATGGGAAATCTGATGGTATCATTCCCATGCTCCGTGTGTACAACGCGACGGCGCGCTACGTGAATCAAGCTGGGAAAAGGAAAGGGTCGTTTGCCATCTACCTTGAACCATGGCACGCCGATGTGATGGAGTTTCTTGAGTTGCGTCTGAACCAAGGTGACGATGAAGCGCGGTGTCGTGATTTGTTCACTGCGATGTGGGTGCCTGACCTGTTCATGAAACGCGTGGAAGAGGGTGGCAACTGGTCTCTTTTCTGTCCAGACGTGGCAAAGGGATTGTCCGACTGCTACGGAGAGGAGTTTGAAAAGTTATACACACACTATGAAGAGGAAGGTTTGGCCAAGAACACCTTACCCGCGGCAGATGTGTGGAGAGCCATCTTGAAAAGTCAAACAGAGACGGGGACGCCGTACATGCTCTATAAAGATGCATGCAACGCAAAGTCAAATCAAAAGAATTTAGGGGTCATTAAGAGTTCCAACTTGTGTACGGAAATCCTGGAATACACTAACAAAGATGAGACTGCGGTGTGCAACTTGGCATCTATCGCCCTTCCAAAGTTTGTGAACACGGAGACGAAAACATTTGATTACGACGCTCTTCATAAAGTGACAAAAATTGTTACAAAGAATTTGAACCGAGTGATTGATAGAAATTATTACCCCACATTGGGGGCGAGACAAAGCAACATCAGACACCGCCCCATTGGCATTGGTGTCCAAGGGCTTGCGGATGCGTTCAACTTGTGCAAGCTGCCTTTTGACTGCGAAGAGTCGCGAACTATGAACACACACATCTTTGAAACCATGTACCACGCCGCCCTAGAGGCGAGTTCGGACATGGCAGAGGCAGAACACAGCTACCCAACGTTCAAGGGAAGTCCCGCGTCGGAGGGTATTCTTCAATTTGACATGTGGGCGGAAGACGGTGCCAAGTTCAGCGGACGCTACGACTGGGATGCGATGCGTCTCAAGGTGAAAACGCACGGTCTCAGAAATTCCCTACTTCTCGCGCCCATGCCGACGGCGAGTACGGCGCAAATTTTAGGGAATAATGAGTGTTTTGAACCGTACACGACAAACATCTACCTGAGACGCACCTTGGCTGGTGAATTTGTTGTTGTGAACAAGCATCTCGTCGATGACCTGAAACAATTGGGTCTCTGGTCCAAGGCGATGAAAGACTTGCTCATCAAAGCGGATGGGTCGGTGCAAAACATCACAAACATCCCCGACGACATCAAAGAAAGGTACAAGACTGTTTGGGAAATTTCTCAAAAGTGTATCATCGACATGGCGGCGGACAGAGGACGATTTATCTGTCAAAGTCAGAGTATGAATTTATTCATGTCAAGTCCAACATTTAGTAAATTGTCATCCATGCACATGTACGCATGGAAGAAAGGACTCAAGACTGGCATGTACTATCTTCGCAGTAAAGCAAAGGCGAAGCCCATTCAATTCTCGTTGGACATCGAACCGGAGTGTGTTGCGTGTTCAGCTTAAAGTTTATGAGTAATTATTTTAATAAAAAAACCATGATTAAATTTCTTGAACTCACAGAAAACATTGAAATTGGTAGTTATAAAAATAAAAAAATTGTAATCACCAACAAGGAAGGTGGACACCTACGAGTGCAAGCCCCGCGTTTGTACATGCCTTTTGGTATCTGTGGGTTCACCCCTGAAGTTGGTCCCACCAAGTACACACTGGACCTGGCACTCACTGGGTGGGACGAAGAAGGTGGCTATGTACAAAAGTTTTACAACGCACTGAGACAGGTGGAAGACATGGTCATCGATGCTGTGGTGGCACAAAGTGAGGAGATTTTTCAAAAAACAATGTCTAAAGAGGAACTTCTTCCCATGTTTAACTCAAACATCAAAGAAAATCCCGGACATCCACCAAAGTTTCGCGTCAAAGTCGATACCGACATGAATAACATCATGAAAGCTGATGTATTCGATGCGAACAGGGTGCGTCAAGACAAGGGGGAAATGACCGATGGGTTGTATTCAAGAAATTCAGGAAGACCCATCGTTGAGATGTGTTCTGTGTATTTCTTGAACAGAAAGTTCGGAGTGACGTGGAAACTTCACCAGTTGCAGGTGTTTGAGCCTGAAAGGTTGAAGGGTTTCCAATTTAAGATTTAGTCGTCATCAACATCGTATAGATGGTTTGACACTTTTTTAATAACTTACCCTCAATGAGTACAAATTCATCTTTAATACCGAGCTGTTTCTTCGCTTCAACTACGGCTTCATCCCACAACGCGAGCGTCATATTTTATTAGTAGGTTTAGATTTTTTCTTGCTTCTTCTCGAAACGTTGCAACTTTTTCTCGTACGCCTTGGTACCTTGCTTCGGCTGGGGCGAAAATCCACCCTTCTTCGGCTTGAACACCTTGACGAAATGGGCGGTACCTTCTCTCTTGAGACGAGCATTCGCCGCCTTGGCCGCGTCCTTGCTCTTGATGCGACCATCCTTATTGTCCAAGAAGAGGTCTGCCTTCTTGAGACCACCACCCGTTTGTTGGGCGGTGCCGTGCAGCACTTCGGCTCTGGATCCAACGCGTTTGTCAAACATTTAGTATATTATATATATTAGATTAAAATTCTACATAGTCATCATCCTCTGAGACATCTAAAATTTCACATTCGGCTGGAGGTTTTTCTTTGCGGGGCCTCGTCTTTTTCGGAGGTGGAGGTTCGATACCATGTTCCCTATGATACAACACTTTATCCCAAAACGCGCGCATCACCGGTAGATTTGTGGCAAACCAGTCCCTATCTCTCTCCACGTGCACGACCACAAACTCTTCCCCTTTTGGCCAGTTGAAATCTGCAGGTTTATATTGGATAAAATCACACGATTCTAGGTCCAAAATTTCCATACAAAGCTGCAGCTGTGGCATATAATGCTCGGGTACCTCTGCTTTAATTTCACGCATCATGGGACACTTGATTTCCACGAGTTTCCCCGATTCAGTGACACCATCGGGGGAACCACCGAGCCAGAGGTGTTCTGGGTGGGGACACAGACCAATCTCGTGAACGACTTCACCGTAGCGTTCTTCATAGAGGATGCGCGCTTCATCCTCGTATTTTTCACCGTGTCTGGTGGCTTCATTCCCTGTAAATTTTTCTCCTACGCCACATTTTTTTAATAATAAATCGTGGGGTGTTTGATATTTATTACATCCAATCGCCGTGGCGGCATCTGAGGCGGTGAGCATGTTCCCACGAAGGGAGAGCCATTCTTCAGATTTCTGCGCGGCATACTCTCTTTCAATGAGTGCCTTGACGTTTGGATGCATATAAACAAAACGAATGTACCTTTTAATTAGGGTAAAAGAATGCGCGGGCAGAATTCTGTTCCGCTTGTTTTTTAGACTTGGCCCACCCTCGACCAAGGAAAGAATTTTCTACATATACATCTATCACGAAAATACCGTCTTTGTGGTCAGCTATTCTATAGTCTGGGAGAGAGAGGTTATTTGTCTGACAGTACCGCATGAGATGGTCTTTGAAATTGTCATCTACGAGCAAACACTGCATGTTCACAAACTCAGGATTTTCATAAATCCTCAAAATAAACTCCTTCGCGTGTAATAACCCAATGTCCATGTAAATGGCACCACACAGGGCTTCAAATACATCTTCTAATATTTTTGTATTCGTATTCCACCCATTACGCATGCCCTTATCATCCATGACGATGAGCTCATGGAGTTGGAGTTTACGCGCGATAGCAGCCAACGTTTCCCCGCGAACGAGCTTTGTCCTGGCTTTCGTGAGAAACCCTTCCTGTTGCGATTCATATCTGTCAAACAACCATTTCGTGACGACGAAACCCAACACACTATCACCTATAAATTCGAGAGTCTCGTAGGAGTGTTCAAACTCGTCATATTGTTTCAACGCCGATTTGTGAGTAAAAGCTTTTTGGTAGAGAGACAAATCATTTATCTTTGTACCAACAAGTTTTTCAATAGATGACCTGTTGACTTTGGACATTATACATTACAATAGTAATTTATTTTTTAAGCTTTGATGTAGTGCGGCGACAAGAACTTTTGGAGGTTCAAGTACGTGATTTGCATATCCGCCGGCGGCTTGAGGAGAGCGCGAAGCGTGTCATCCAAAATAAGCTGGCGACCATTTTCAGGATGCTTAAGACCTTTTTCGGTAATGTACTTAGTGACAAACTTGGTGACCTCGCTCCGAGAAGCCTGGTCGCCGGCACCCAATCCCATAAAAGCGCGAAGCTCATCGGAGATGTTTTGCTTACGGTTAAACCCGTTGTTGGCGGCGCGCGCGGCGGCTTTTTCACCATCCGGGTCATCTTGCTTTGCCTTAATCTTGCGAACAAGCTTGGTCAAAGTCTTGAGCTCGGTGCGGAGGGCGGTAATTTCTTGCTTGATGTCTTCCATGGTTGGTTGTTTTCTACTTACATAACACGTGATTTCTTTAAGCCATGAATAATGATGCCAAAATGACCAACAAAATAAGAATGACATTGAGCACGTTAAACGTTTTGGGTATATCTATTTCATCCACGATACCAAACGGTTCTCTCTCTTCGGTGATACCATCCTGTCCAGGACAGCCCCCCGCGCAACACCCCGAAGGGCACGAGTAAAAGTGTTTCCCCCTCTGGGCGGCACAAAACTGCTCCTTTCTCGGTCTGCTGGAGCTCTTCAGGGCATAACAGCGACAGGCATCTATGATGTCACAGTCCAGCTTCATTATTAATTTATAGACAGATATTTTACATGAGAGTTCCATAACTTCCGGCGATGTAGTAGACATCAGTAAAACCCAAGGCTGTGAGTTGTTGCGAGGCAAACCTCGCCCGCTGTCCAGTGTTGCAGTAGACGAGGATACCATTCGATGGGAGAAAAGATGACGTTTGTGCGTTGATTTCCGTGACTGGGATGTGCACCGCACCAGGGTAGTGTCCGGCGTTGTATTCAACCGCCGTTCGCACGTCGACCACTTCTTGGATGTCTCCGGACATGATCATCATTTTCGCCTGTTCAGGGGTGATGCGATTGGAGCCGGTGTACGTGTAGGCAACTAGCAACACCAGCAGCACAAGGAACCACTTCTTCATTATTTTATGTACACATAATAATATGGACAATCGATTGTATTCGGATGAAACTATCCGTAAGTACATATTCAAAAATTTATGTAAAGGCGATGACGTTCTTATGAAATATTACGACGACGACAATGTCAGTGCGTTCAGAAAGAGGTTGCATGCCAGGCATAAAGACACAGACCTTAAGGATATGTTAAACGTGTACATCACCGATACCATCAGAGACATCATCTATACTATTGTCGGTGAATTGTCCGAGTACATGAAACCCATGGGAAATCTCGTAATCTCTGGCGGGGATGCGATTAACATGTATCTAGAGAGGTCGGAGCGCATCGTGACATCGGACATAGATACAAAGTTTGCCCCCAGAATGAAATATGATGCGAAATATTTTGGGAAATTGCAAATGATTAAGTTGTTGACATGGGATAAGATGGGTGAACTCGCTTTTAAGTATAACAAAGTGATAAAGGCGCGCATACAAAAAGACAACTCAAAGTTGAAAAAGTTTTTAGGCATCTCATTCACAAAAACAGGTCCATGGGTCACCAGACGATACACGCTGATGAATAAAAGAAAGACGTCCCCGAATCACATCACGAAAGCATCGGTCGGTAATCGTCTCATAGATGTGGAGTTGTTTGCCCTTGACCTTAAAGTGGGGTGGTTTGACCCATCGATTGGGCGAGTAAAACAAGACCGAATGGGTGGCATCTTAGACATGCCTTTCATGCGCCCAGGAGAGTTTGGATACGACGTGTTGTTCAAAGGTCAAACGAATGGTATAAAGTACGTCATTAAAAATACTGGTGCCATCGTGTCAAACAAAAATGTATCCATCGCGAGTAAGGCGTTCCTCATTCACGACGTCGTCATCATGCAAGAGTTGAAATTGCGTCCAGAGAAAAAAGTGAAAGACAGGACGAGACTTATCAAGTTGGCTAAAAGTGTTTCTCCAAAATTTACATTTAAAACATCTGAAAGTATTTTTGATATTTATGCAAAAGTTGTGAAAAAAGTAAAAATACCAACCACACGAGTTGTCATGAATGGCAAAGTCAGTGTGAAGGCTGCGATGGCTGTGAACCCAGCAAAGTACTTGAAATATACCAGTATTTTAGATGAATCAAAAGTTGATAGGCAATACCTTTATGGATTGAAATCTCTGTTACCAATCGAGTTGTACGGATTCGTGAAAACACACGGACGTAAAAGGTTTGATGTCAAGACGAAAAGGTGGGTGAACAACACGAGGCCGCAGTACATTGGAAACTATTGGCAATACAGGCCATCTATGAATATTGAAAATTTAAATTTTGTGAAAAACACAAATATTGATTTAGATTCATGGAGATTATTGTATGGGTTGAATTTTAGGAGAGATGCGTGGGTCCCATTTTCAATCATAGACAACGCAGCAGCCATCCAATTCATTGGGTACAGTTGGTTTACGTATAAATATATAAAGTATCCTAAAAACTACACATTAGGTGTCTCTATTAAAAATAAAACTTAAAGATTACCCTCGTCATTTATGTATACAATGCTGTACAACGCCCCCGCCAAAGGTGATGATGGTCTCTACTTTGTCCGCGCGACCACGGACGAGAAGAAGAAGTGTTTCGTCCAGCTGAACAAGGTCAAGATTGCCGCCATCTCAGGAGGTGAACTCACCTTAGACACCTGTTCCCCGGCGAACAAGAAGAAGGTGTCTTCCATTGATAAGGAAAACCTCCAGGCCGCGAAGGACAACGCCACGACTTGGTTTGGTAAAGACATGACCACCGACGCGCTCAAGGCGGCATATTCCCACGCAGAGCTCGTCGTCGAACGCATCCCCCCGACCAAGGTGTTTTCACCAGACCAGGAGGTGATTGAATTTGAGTCTCTCACCGACGGGCGAGAGTGCTCGGTGATTCTTGAATTTTCTGGAATGTGGTTTGCGAAGAAAGCCTTTGGTCCAACATTCAATCTCGTCCAACTCAAGCTCCACCCAGAGCCTATCAAGTCCGAGTACCCAGAGGAATACGCCTTCGTTGAGGAGGAGGAAGACCCAGAAGAAGAAGAAGTTGTCCAGGCTCCAGTGGAGGAGGAGGAGGAGGTCCCCCCACCCCAAGAGGAAATCATCGCCCCACAGGAATAAAAAAATTATGTAATAGTAATATAAAGCAGGATGGTTAAGAACAATCGCACCACCAAAAATATTTTGATGTTGGCGGCACTCGCGGTGCTCGTGTATTTGTTGTTCAACATGAACGGCAAGTCGGCCTACACACTGAAGGAACGTGATTTCATGGAAATCGAACAAGTTGGCCCGGGCCCGGCACCAGCGCCGATGATGAAGAAGCAGGCCGCGGGTTGCCAAATGAACGCGGGTACGGGATTGGCGTCTTCGCTTTTGCCGCGTGAAGTCGCCCAGGGTGAGTTTGGTGAATTCAGCCCGGAAGACCTCCTCAAGGGCCAAAACTTCTTGGAACCGCGTCAGCAAATCGGATTCCCTGAAACGATTGGTGGTGCCTTGCGTAACGCGAACCAGCAACTCAGAGCTGACCCGCCGAACGCGAAGCAACCGTACGTGTGGAACAACTCGACCATCGTCCCGGACACGATGCAGCGTGATTTGTGCTAAATAGATTTAAAGACAATACCTAATTTAGTAATTAAAACAATGTCCACAGCAGAAGAACTCTCTGAAAGCGTTTCCAGGCTCGTAGAACTCAGCAGACAGATTAACGAAGCAAAGTCTGATATTAAAATTCTCGTCCAGGCTGAAAAGGCTTTAAAAGAACGTGTAAAGGGCCACATGGTCAAACAGGGTATCGATACCATCAATTTGCAAAAAGGGAAGATTGCCCTTCGCAAAAGCACCAGAAAGCAGGTGATGTCTAAAAAGCATCTGTTAGATGGGTTGGTTGAATTTTTTGGCGGTGACCAGGCTAAAGTGGACGCAATCGTCCAGCGTATTCAAGAAAATTTAGGTACTAAAGAAAGTACATCAATCTCTTTGACTGGTATAAAAGAAAAGAGCGCTGATTAAGGTAAGAAACTATATGGTGTGGTCACAATACGTATACGAAGCGACTGCGGGTCTAGAGGTCGAGACCGTAGGTGGTTCAAGTGACGACGACACATCCGACCACGACGTTGGTCTGAATATATGCGACTGGGAACTCCAATATTCAGAAGAACTATGGGACATCTGGGGCGTGTTGAAAATGCTCATCAAAGACGCTTTCCTGGAACACATACTGCTCACACACGACAAGTGCAACTATAACGACTTTGTCGAGTTTTGTTATCAAGATCACTATGGATTGGATGAATACACAGGGCCTGTACCGTTTCGTGAAAATTTGAAGTACATTTGGATGGTCACATGGAATGAAATGAAGTATTTGGAGTTTGCACCAGGCGCAAACTTCTCACACTTTGTTCAGTGGGTCATCGAACATTCAGAGATAAATAATCTCACGTTATAGAAAATGCTCCCGGACGTTACGTCCCCGAAAGTCGCACTCCCCGCCGCCCTTTTTCTCGCGCTCAGCCCGGGTGTTCTCTTGACCACCACGGGCAAAAATGTCGCCATCATGAACCGACAAACAAGCCAAATGGCCGTGCTCTTCCACGCCTTGGTCTTCTTCCTCGTGTTCTCTCTCGTGGCGCGCGCCATGAACTTGGTGCTCACCCAAACCGACCTCATCGTGACGACGGCGTTATTCATCATCCTCAGTCCGGGTATGTTGTTGACCCTTCCGCCGGGTTCCAGCGGTATTTTCACGTCCGGTCAAACCAGCGTGGCGGCCGCTGTGACGCACAGCTTGGTCTTCGCCTTGGTCTTTGCGTTGCTTCGCAAGCAATTTCCTCAATTCTACTAAGTAGGGGACACAAGATGAAGTATCTTTGTCTAGGTCCAGCATCTATGGGTATTTACGCAATGATAGGTACCCTAAAGGCACTGGAACCGAAGCTTGGTGAAGTGAAGGAAATATCAGGCGCATCAGCAGGTTCCATTCTCGCACTCTTTTTGGCTCTGGGGATGTCTGTTGATGAAATTCTAGAACATGCTTTAGACATAGACATCCCCAAATTTGTTAAGTTGAGTCTGGCGTGTTTCATTAACAAATTTGGTTTTGTAGACACCGGACCCATACGAGAGTTGCTCGTACAGATATGTGGATGTGACCCAACATTTTCAGAACTCACAATGAAAATTCACATCTCTGCGTACTGTCTCAACACGACACAAACAGAATATTTCTCAAAAGACACACACCCTGACATGAAAGTCATAGATGCTGTGTTGATGAGCATAGCTATTCCCATGATTTTTGCATCAGGGAAATATAACGGAAGAACCTACGTCGACGGTGGCACGGTAGAAAAATATCCATTGCCCCCATTTATTGGTAAAAAACCGTATGAAATTAGAACTCTAGTATTAAAGATGGAAAAGGTCTATCAGGATAACATAGACAACCCAAGACAATTTATAGAAGCACTCGTGCGTTCCACGTTAGAACACAGAACTCGCGAAGACGCACTTTGTCAGGTTACGGAGATTAACGTGGGTGATGTGAATATATTTGATTTCAATATGGATTATGAGACAAAGGTTAAACTTTATAATATAGGATTCGGTGTAATAAAAAATTTGTAAAGGTATAGTATATCATGGATGTGTGCGACCCAAACATCAATTATGGAAACATAAGACAGCGCGTACAAATGAATGTTGGACGTCCCCTCAACTTGTCCAGGAAAGAAATCTGTGACTTGTACACTAACATTCAGCAGAACAAGCTTTTACTCCCCCCTTTAGTCATCACTAAAGACAGAACCTATATGTATGATAGGAAGTCCCCTTTTAAAAAGAAGGACTACGAAGCACTCTTCAAAAAAGACACGAGTAAATCAAAACTAAAGAAACTCGGTGAAAAGTGTGGCGCTCTCATGAACTCTAAAGATTCGTCAAAGCAAATTAGATATGCAATTTTCACAAAATTGCGTGCACTCAAAGTTCGTGAACCTATCAAGTTGAGCAATGGGTGTCCTCGCCCGAAAAAGACGAAACCTGTTATGGGTATGAACACCCCCACACCTACTCCTACTTTCAACCAAAATAAAATCAACAACACACTCACACCCACCAATTTGAATCAAAATAAAATCAACAACACACTCACCCCCACCAATTTGAATCAAAAAATCAACAACACACTCACCCCC